CGTTTTCTTCGAGTACCTTTTCGCTAGTTTCGGATTCGTCGCGTACAGGAACCTCATCTGTGCTTTGCTTTGGAACGGCATCTGTTTCTGGTTTTTTAGTTAAATCTACTTTAATAACATTGTCGTCTGTTTTGTTTTTGTTTTTAAGATCAACTTTTGTTACGTTATTTTCTGTAGCTTGCTCAGCTACTTCTTTTTTGTTTTCTTCCATAATATAATATAATAGTTAATAATTTTTACTCAAAACTAACAGGTTGTAATTCAGAGTTTCCACTAAATAAATCATCACCTGTTTGTTCAAAGTTTTTAGGTGCTTCTTCATTTTTTCTTTGAGCTATCATTTGGCTTTGTTGTGTAGCCTGTATTCTAGTTCTTTCGTCTTTACGATCTTCTTTTAATTTATCTCTGTTTCCTAAACCTGTAGTTTCTATGTTTTTAAGCTCCATGTTATATTGGTGCTCTTGCTGTAGCAACGCTTGTTTCATTTGCATATCAGCTTGTTTTTCTCTTAATCTAAGCTCTGATTTTTGTTGTTCTAACTGAGCTTCTATTTGAGCTTTCATTTGAGATTTTTGCATTTCACTTTGGGCAGCAGCTTGTTGTGTTTGCATGTTAGCTTGTGCTTGTGCTTGTATATTTCTTTCTTTTAACTGCTGATCTCTTTGTATCTTTTTTCTTCTACGTACTTTTAATAATTGATTTGCTTGTTTTACGTTTCTAACTTCTCTAATATCAATAGCATCTTCAAGATCAATTGTTTGTTGTTGTAAAGCTATTTGTATATTATTTTCAAGTCTAGCTTTTTCCTCTTCATCTGGTTGTAACTCTAAAAATATACCAAAGTCATATAAGTACAAACTGTCAAGCTCTTCTAACGTAGCAATGTTATGAGCACCAAGCGATTGTATAAACGCGTCTTTTGTTGGTGAGTACTCTATAATATCAGATACTCTTAACGATAAAGCTTCTGCAGTTTCTACAGTTAGAAATAAACCAGCATTTAATATATGTCTTGTTGCTGTATTACTATTAGCTGCCGCTAATTTTTGTACACCAACTAAAGCGTTTTCATCTGGCATACTACCATCTCTAGCTTCATTAAGCCCGGTAGTATCTCTAATCATTTTTAAATAATAGTTATAATTAGTTATTAAAGCTTGTATCTTATTACCACCGCTACCACTTGTTATTTCTCTAATAGGTACTTTGCCAGGATTCATATCACCGTCTTGTGTAAATGATCTACCAATAACACTACCTGTTTGGAAAAACATATTTAAAGCTTCTTGTGGGTTATAGTTTGTACCGTTACCTAAATCTATTTCAGCTAAACCATCAGCATCTAAATAAACACCATCTGGCACCATACGAGCCATAACTTGTTGTAGCTTTAAATGCGTAAGCTGTATCATATCAGCAAAACCAGTTATACGTCTTACTAAACTTTCTATTTTACCTTTATACATACGTGGAGCACATATGCTATAATTCATTTTTACTTTAGTATAATCACTTTTAGGACGCATCATATTTTTAGCTAACTCCCATTTTAAAAGCTTGTTAGTACCTACTATTAAAGCACCTTCATATAATACTTCTATACTTCTTTGTAGCTTACTAAAGTTACCTTCTTTATCTTCTGGCGGATTAAAGTTGTCATCTTTTTCTATAGCTTTTTCTGCACCACTACCAGTTTCTTTTACTTTATAAACTTCATTCATATATGTTTTATAATTAAAATATAAAACTTGAACTTTATTGTTATCTATTTCTTTGTAATGTATATTGCTTTGATCGTAGTTTGTTTGATAATAGTTTTTGTTTTTAACTATATCTTCTAAGTCTTCTTGCTCTAAAAAAGGAAACTGTTTAGCTAACTCGTTTACAGGTATACTTTTTATTTCACCAACATAGTATATATCATCAAAGTATGGTGACTCTGTATATGAATAAACTAAATCAGCAGGATCAACATATTTTATAGTAGCACCTTCTGATGTATTAAAATCTGTTTTAACAGCACCAATACCTAATACTGTTAAATCATAATAAAAACGTTTTTGAGTTAAGTCATAATTATTACCAGTCATTAACATATCAATAGCTTGCTCTTGAGCTATCTCAACAGCTTGCTTATAAGTTAGCTGCATGTGCAAATCTAACTCTTCTTGTGTAGTCGGTAAATCTTCTTGTGGGATATTGCTTTTAGAAATATCAAGACCATAAGTAGCTTGAACTGTTGAGTTTAAGTTTTCTGAAGCTATATCAGATAATATGTTTTCTAAATACTCTGTTCTTTTAGCTACACCGTGTGGATCTTGTGAATAAGCTTTTATATCGTAAAGTCTTTCAGATATACCATTTACAACTATATCAACAAACTTAGGTATAATAGGTACTGGTTTCCAGTCTAAATTTAAATAAGATAAATCACCGTTTATAGATAATTCATCTTTATATTTTTGTATTGATTGCTCACCTCTTGCGTACAATCTTAAATTATGAAAATTATTTTTATTAGTAGTGTATCTTGTTTGATTGTAGTCACTATAAAACCACTCTGTTTCAATTGCTTTAGCAACTTTTAAACCGTAGTCATAACTTAACTTTTCAGCATCACTTACTACTTGACTTGGAAAATAACCTTTTATAACAGACTCTGCCATATATTTACTTTATTATTTTAGAATTATAACCAGTATTACTATATCTAGCTATATTAATGTTTAATTTTTGTTTTTCTACGTTTGGATTAGGTCTGTATAAGTGTCTGTTGCAAGCCATTATAGCTAAACCGCTACTAATTGTTGCATCAAACTTTGTACGTTTGTTTATATCAAACCCAGCCCAGTCATTTAATGTTTTGTTAAAGTACATGCTACCATAGCTACCTGTTTGCATTTGACCAACATGGCCTTGTATATACATCTCTATTGCAGCAGCATGTGCTTGCTTAATATCTTCACTTGAATTAGGTATACCACCTATTTCTTTTTCTGCAGTTGAAAGCTTGTTCCAAGATTTATCAGGCCTATTCATGCTGTAACCTCTATAACCTCTACGTCTTAAATAGTAAAGCAGTCTTGGTTTATTGTTTTCTGCCAACAACGGCATGCCATAAAACACCAAAGCCATGAGTACATCTTCAAAAAATATATCAGCTGTTTGTGGTCTAGCTACATATTCTAAGAAAAACTGGTTTGGTGGACAATCTTCCATACTAAATTTTGTTAGGCCGTGTAACGCGCCTTTAGATCCTTTACCGTCTACAGTACCGCTAATATCGTAGCTGTCGCAGCCAAAAGAGCCCATATGATCATTGCCAGGGTGTTTGCTTCCATTTTTTAATATAATTTTATTTTGTAAGTTTAAAGGTGGTACCCAGCTAATATTAAATCTACCTTTTGGGTCTGGATAAAATATTACTTGAGTATCTTTAACACCATTAACCCATTGAAAATTACCAACACTTAATGCTGGTCTTGTTTCTTCGTTATAATCTATTTGTTCGTATATTCTAACTAAATTAAATATACTGTTTTTTGTTTCATCTCTAAACGCATGTTCTTCAGTTCTTGGAAACTGTCTATAAAACTCATTTAATGCGTCTTGATCATTTTTTAGACCATCAGCTTCATTTTGCCAGTGATCTATTATACCTATATCAATTAGTTGGCCGTCTGGTCCGTATACATCATTACTTGGATTATCAAAGACTGGATTTCCGTATTCATCAATAAAGCCTTCGTAGTTCCACTCCATTGGGATAAAGAGAGAATAAAGACCAGACTTTGTTTGTCCATTACGGTTTCGTCTTGATACATCTGAGTCATAGTATAATTTTTTAAAGTTATTACCACCTTTGTCAAGAGCATTGCTAGTACTACCCATCATACACTTACCAACTATTCTAGCACCTAATCTTAAACACGTTTTTGTAACTCGCCAGTTGTTTAATATATTATCAGGTCTTTCCCATTTACCACTTTCATCATGTACTAACAAGTTAAGTTTTTCTCCGTCATAGCTGTTATCACCTGTATTTTTCCAGTCAATAGTAGTATCAAGTCCAACCAAGTCTTCCTGCTTTTCGTTCGCAGTAATTTTTCTACGTGTAAACTTACTCGCAGGTACACGGTAAGCAAGCTCAGACTTAGGTCTATCCATACCATCCTGTATCGGTTTAAAGAAAAACGGATAGTTAACAGATATTGGTACAACTTTGTCTGTAAACATTTTCTTTGCATCTGCTCCACTTTTAGATAATATACCATATCTACTATCACTTGATATAGTAGCTAAGTTAACTGTTTCAGCTGATGACATAAACGAAAAACCAGATCGTCTGTTTTTAAGATAACACATACCGTAACACCTAACATCTGCTTTGCAAGCTTCCCAGAATATAAAAAATAAACGGTTAGCTTCTCTAAAATCAGGTGCACCTACATCTATTTTACTCCACTGTAAATACATATAGTGACTACCTGTTATATAAGTTGGTGTGTTATTGTTGTCAAACCAAAAGCCTTCATCTCTTCGTTTAAACTCTTCGTCTATATAATCATACCACTGGTCTTTAGCTTCTTCAGGATAACTACGCCAGTCAAATATATTTTTTAGTTTAGATAA